ATAGGTCTTGTATCATCAATAACCTCCTCATAAGTTATTCGATTTATCTCGTTATTATAGTTGTTTCCGAGATACTCCCATTTTATACTCTTTTCTCCTAGCTTGTCAAGTATTGCTTTTTCAACATTTTCAGCTGTGTCTTCACTATGTTCAATAGTAAATACTGCATGATGATCGTAAGCCCAGATATTTATGAGAGTTTTTTTCATTTACACACCTTGTTGTAGTTAAAAAAAGGGCCGTTTTTAGGCGGCCCTTTAAATTATTTATTATGCTCCTGGAGATCCGAAGATACCTCTAGGGTCAGAGAAACCAAATACGTATCTCTCTCTAGCTTTGTATCTAACGTTACCAGTATCGAAGTCACCTTCCATAGTCGTTTTGATCGGTGATCTAACGAAATGTTTTAGACCATTTGGAACATCAGTTTTGATAAAGAATGCATCAGTATCAGTTAAGTAATGGTTTACAGTATAACCTTGAGAAACCATTCCCATGTTTTTGATTGCATTGATATCGTTGTCTGCAGTACCAACTCTACCTTCAGACTTCATAAGTCTGTCAGCAGTAAACTGAAGCTCAGAAGGGATGATTAATTTCATTCCTCTAGCCGCAATTTTTAGTCCTCTTTCATCAGTGAACCCTGCGATGTCAATTAAAGACTGCTCTAAAGAAGTTTCGTTTAAATCAGCAGAAGTTGCTAATTCATTTGCGAAAGTTCCAGAAAGCGTAGGGTGAACTGCAGAACAAAGTTCTACTCCGTCACCACCAGCAAAAGTTGCGTTGAACGCGTTGTTCAATACTGCTGCTGCTTTAACTTGTTTAGTGTTTGCCATAGATCTTGCTAAAGCTTTTGTATATCTAGACGCAAGTCTGTCATACAAGTTATCTTCGATAGCTTCTTCTGTGATTGCAAACGCTAACGCAATTGTTTCGTTTGTGTAACGAGCTGTGAAAGTTTCTTGCGCATCGTCGAATGATACACCTTGACCCTCAGGTTTAACTGATGCATTTCCAAATCCAGATAACATTACTTCCTCTTCGAAAGCTCTGTCTGAAGTTTCTGTATCGAAAATCTCAGAATGCTCATTAGCATATTGTTTGTACTCTAGTCCGAATAAAGCATTCAAACCAGGTTCTAACTCTTTTACGAGTTGTGCTCTTGATATAGCCATAGTTTATTTCTCCTTATTCGCTATTAGTTGTACAAGTGTGAAGCCGAACCAATTACAACAACGACATCGCTGCCGGCTGCTGTGTAATCGTTTTGACCCGGGATATTAGCACCTCTTACCAATGTAAACATTGAAGTTGCTGCTACTGTTGCAATAGAAAGTCTTTCGTCAGACATTCCACTGATACCAGTTGCTCCGTTATCACCTGTGTTATAGTTAAGACCAACATCATTTTGTTGCCAAGCAGCATTTGCTCTCATGTTGAATTCCTGATTAGGGTTATCCAATACATAAGCACATCCATCGCTTGAACCTGTGTTGTAATCAGTTCCAAAGTTTGTTCCACTTGGTACTGAGTTACTCCATGTTGGTTTCGATGTTCCTGAGTCTACCCAGAAAGCACCATTAAAGACACCTACTAATAGAGGGTCAGCACTATTTTGCCAACCAGCTCCACCACTATTGTCATCGTCAGTTGAATCGTAAGTTGCGTCTTGAATATAACCTTTTTCAGCTGCCTGAGTTCCTGCATTTAGAGAAACCGGATCACCTTTAAAGATTGTATTGAAAGCCGCACCACCGAAATCATATAGCTTATATTCAGATTGACCAGAAGTTGCAGGTGTTGAACCCACAGTCATTACTGCTCTACATCCGTATCCAGCTGTACTATCATTTGCCATAGTCGTTTTTCCTTTACTAATGTACCTGCCCCGAAGGGCCTCCAGTACGGTTTAATTTATTTTGTTGGATAGGAATTACTAAATAATTAGTCTTTCTTTGTACCACCAAAAGTTACACGTGTCTGTCGTTCTTGATTGAACGGCATACTTGGGTGCTGATCCTTTAGTAAATCGTTTTTAATAGCTTCGTCTCTGTCTTGTACTTGTTTCTTAAAGTACTCTTCACGAGATTTCGCGATTTCCTCTGGTATCCTAGCCAGCAATAGGCCTCCTACTCCGATAACTCCTGCATGTTTTCCATCTTTAAGCGTTGGATAATCAGTTTCTGGATATTCATCCGCTCTAACTAATTCCCATCCGGATCTTAACTTTCCTGCCATGTTTTTTGTATCATCAAAACCCATAGTTTCAGCTCTGATCCATCTGTGCCTAAAACCTTGTGGCGCATCAGGTGCATCTAGTGATGAGGGTGGAGTCCAAGTTTTTGGGGCTTCCGCCTTTACTCTTGTTTGACTCGCACGAGAAGTTTTTATTTTTTCGTTTTCCATATGCTTATACTCCTTCCGTGATATTTAATTGTTTCGCATAGTCTTCTAATGGCACGCCTAATCTTTTAGCAATTGCTACCTGTGATGGCGAGAGTCTCACAGTTTTTTTGCGTCCTGTTGTTGAGCTTGAACGTCTAGCTGAAGCTACATTTTGAGCAGGTTTTGCTCTTTCTGTAGTTGTTCCATCTATCTTATCAAACTTATGCGGAAATTCAAGTCTTATTCTTGAGTCAACTTCCTTATAATATTCGTCAGATTGTGGATCATATCCCTCTTCTTCTACCAATTTTTTATGAAGATCAAAAGCAGTATGAGTCATTGCTGAATCACTGCCAAACCAAGTGTTTTTACTAGCCCAATCCTCAGCTTTAGGGTCAGATTGTGCTCTTCTAGGTGTAGGAGCTTGATAAGGCTGTTCTACAACTCTTTGTTTTGGTTGTTCTTCATTAAGTTTTTTTAATGCTCCTAATCTTGATGCGTCTTGTGCAAGTTTAGCAATTTGTTCTTGGGCTGCAACTTGACCATCTACATCACCAGCTTCAATAGATGCTTTTAATGATTGTCTTGCGGCATCCATATTTGTAGTGACTCTTGATTCAAACTCATTAACATAAGATTGGTCTAAAGTAGAAAGTTTTTTTTCTAATCTATCTTTATCCATTTTAGCAGCTTGAGCAAATTGAACAGCTTCTTCTCTTTGTCTTTCTGCTTCTCTCATCTTACGAGTTAATTTAGAAATACGTTTTTGAACGCTATCACTATAATCTTGTAACTCATCTTCTGGTTTTTCTTTTTTAAGTTTAACCTGTTTCTCATTTTCATAAGTTTTATCTTCAGGTATTTGTTCAACTTCTATTTTTTCTTCTACAGGAGCTTCTACTTTTTCAGGTTCTCCTTTGTCATCTAAATTAATATCAGCACCTACTGTTTCGCCGACATCAATTAAGTCTTCTGATTGTTTTATATCTTCTGGCATAGTTTCCTTCCTATGTGGTTAAATAAAATGAAGAAGAGATTCGGGATCTTTTACAGTTCCTATCACTTCATCATCGTTTAGTATTCTCACTTCTCCACCTTCAATAGGTAATCTTGATCCTGCATATCTTGCAAAAATTACCCACTCTCCTTTTTTACACCAAGGCTCTTCAAACTTATCTTTGTCTTTATAAGCTAATGGTCCCATTTTTAAAACATATCCACAAGTCGTAGCAATTCTTGCTTTGTCTAAAGTTTCTTGTGAAAATATAATTCCTCCTTCAGATTTATTCTTAGGAGTAAATGGTAAAACTAAAATTCTATATCCTGCTGGTTGTGGTAATTCATCAACAGTATCTGTTCCAATATTTTCTGGAGTTAAAGGTTCTGGTTCTGGAGGTAATCTTTTTTCTTCTTCTTTGTATTTTTCTTCAAGCGCCAGTTTAATTTTTGGTGCTTCCTTCTCCGATGTCGATAACGTTTCCTTGCTCATCTTGTTGCTCCTTAGGTTTTAGCAGGTTAGAGATATCCTGTAGTGTTAATTGTATGGCATGTGCCTGTCCTATTAAATACTTGTATTTTTCCATATTGTCAACCCCTCCGGCTAATATAGAATCTCCAATATTTTGTAGTCTTTCTTTTAAAAGTTTTTGTGTTTTACTTACTATTGTCATGTCGTCCATTACTCTTCTCCTTGTTGTTCTCGAAAATCTTCTAGCACTTTAAGTTTTTCTTCAGCTGCTGCAATTTTTTCGAATTGTTTATCTACTTCATCAATGTGTTGTGGATGTTCTCCAATACCTACTGAATTTTCTAAATATATTTTAACTGTTGCAT